AGTATTTGATGCATTTGCACAATACAAGGAAACTATTGGTCGTGTGTTTGGTAGCGAATATAATTTCCTTTGGAATAGAAATACTAAAGTATTAAAAATCTTACGCAATGTAAGACACGAAGAAGAAGTTGCTGTAGGTGTGTACAATTACATACCAGAAAGTATTTTGCTTAAAGATGTTTATGCAAGTGACTGGTTAGCGGCGTATACTTTATCGCAATCTAAATATATGTTAGGTGAAGCAAGAAGTAAGTATACCAGTGGACTACCAGGTGCAGGTGGAGCCATCCAGTTAAACGGAACCGAACTTAAAGCAGAAGCACAAGGCGAATTAGAAAAACTAAATGAGCAAATACATTTAATGGAAGAAGGAAATGACCCTCTAGGATTTGTTATAGGTTAATAAATGAAGATAATTGGCATTGTAGGATTTATAGGCTCAGGAAAAGACACAGTAGCAAAAGAATTTGTAAATGTTGGTTGTGTTCAAGATAGTTTTGCATCTCCTCTTAAAGATGTTTGCAGTGCAGTTTTTGGTTGGGATCGAGAAGCAATCGAAGGTGATACAATAGAAAGCAGAGAATTCAGAGAAACTCCTGACATATATTGGACTAAAAAAACAGGCATAGATAATTTCACTCCGCGTTTAGCATTACAACTAATGGGCACCGATGTAATGCGTAACCATTTTCACGAAGATATTTGGATAGACAGTTTAGAATACAGGTTAAGAAAAAAATCTGAATCTAGGTGTGTAGTAGTCAGCGATGCACGATTCACTAACGAACTAGATCTAATTAAAAAATTAGGTGGTACTATTATTTGGGTACAACGTGGTGATTTACCAGAGTGGTTTGAGACCGCAAAACAGGCTTCTTCTAATGCAGTATCACGCAAAATTATGGAAACACGATACAGAGATGTACACGAAAGTGAATGGAATTGGGCAGGTTATCCGGTAGATTATGTCATTCACAATAATGGTACACTAATAGACCTTAAAAAAGAAGTTGCATTTGTGCAAAGCAAAGTAATGGAATCTATACTAAAATTAGTATAATATCGTCTAATATCGCTCAACTTTCTAAAAAGCCTAAAAAACTCCAAAAAAGATAAATAATAGCATACGAAGATATCGTATCTTAATATATTAGGAGAAAATTATGGCAACATTAGTAAGTCCTGGTGTTAGCATAAGTGTTTCAGATGAGAGTTTTTACGCCCCAGCAGGCGCAGGTACAGTTCCTTTAATCGTTATTGCAACGGCTCAAGATAAAACTGCACCAGACGGTACATCTACAGCGGCTTATTCTACATCAGCAACAGCAGGCAAACTCTACCAGATTACATCTCAAAGAGAATTGCTACAGTCATATGGTAACCCAAACTTTAAAGTAGTAGGCGGTACACCAGCACATGGCGACGAAACAAACGAATACGGACTAATGGCGGCTTATAGTTACTTAGGTATTTCCAATAGAGCATACGTTCTAAGAGCAGACGTTGACTTAGGTCAATTAGAAGCAAGTTCAACTGCACCTTCAGGCGCACCATCAAATGGTGCTTACTGGTTAGATCTTAATTCTACAGTATGGGGTGTTAAAGTTAGACAAGGAAGTAAATGGGTAAGTGAGTCAGCAAATGTATTAGTTCCTGGAGCATCAGACATCCAATCAAACGGTACACCTAAATCAGCATTCGGTAAGAATGATCAGATTTGTGTAAGATATTTTGATAATGATGGAACTACTGCTTCAGACATCAGCATTTACCAAAAGAAATCAGGCACATGGTACAAACTTGGTACTAGTGCATGGATATCTGCTTCAAGCAACGATTTCCAATTTGCATCGCATTTAGCAGTTCCAACACTTAGAAGTGATAGTTCTGCTTTACAAGACGGTGACATTTACATCCAAACAACATCAGTAAATAATGGTAGTGATTTAGATTTATCGAAATATAATTCTTCATCAAGTCAATGGATACAAGAAATTGTAGCAATCAACCAATATTCACGTAGTGCAAAATTTAGTTTTGGTGCAGACCTTGTTAAAGGTAGTGTTTGGTTTGATCACGATGGTGAAAACGACACAGCAACGATTGTTCCTAAAGCATGGAACGGTGCAAGTACATTAACTGTGCAATCAACTTCAACAATCGCCGACACTGCTATTGCAAACACATTTGTAGACGCAGTTAACCCAGCATTTTCAATCACAGCAAATGCTTCATTAGTTGATATTGATGTTTACTTAACATCAGAAACAAATGGAAACATTTCAGTTGATGATATTGTTACTGACATTCAATCAGCATTATCAAGTGCAAACGTAACAACTACATACGCAGACGAACTTTCTGCAAGTAATGTAGACGGTAAAGTTACAATCGTAAACAGCAAAGGTAATGACATCGAGTTTAAAATAGGTACTAGTTCATTCGGATTAGGTCAGATCTTTATGCCAGCAGTAGTAAGCAGTAACTGGGAAGCAATTAGTTATGATGCAAGTTCAACAGCACCAGTAGGTTCAACTGCTAATGCTACATTATGGTATGATGCTGATATTAGTACAGTAAACATTGATTTACTAGAACATGATGGTAACACATGGGTAACATGCACATATGATCATCAAACTAAAGCAACAGAACCAACTGTACAATCAGATGGTACAAGTTCATTAGTAGATGGTGACATTTGGATTAACAGTGCAGACAGCGAAAACATCAAACTTTATAGACATGATGGTAGTAACTGGAACTTAGTTGATATGACAGACCAAAGCACAGCAGACGGTGTATTATTTGCAGACTTTAGAGCAAGTTCAAGTGCATCATTAGACGCAGATGCTCCGTCCCCTACATTATACCCTACAGGTATACTTGGATGGAACATGAGAGCAAGTGGCGGTAACGTTAAAGAATACAGAGTTAATTACACTGTAGGCAGTGATGTTATTGGTAACACATGGGTCTCACATAGTGGTCTTAAGTCAGATGGTTCACCATACTTACTAAGAAAGGCACAAAGAAGATCAGTAGTTAAAGGACTACAATCAGCAATACAAAGCAACGATGACATTAGAAACGAAACTAACAGATTTAATGTTGTTGCAGTACCTGGATATCCAGAACTAGCAGATGAAATGTTAGCACTAGGTGTAGACAGAAAAGATACTGTATTTGCATTGATTGATCCACCATTTAGACTAGAAAGTGCGGCACAGAGTGTTAAGAATTGGGCAACCAACTCAGGTAACGCAGGTGAAAACGGTGAAGATGGATTATTAAGTAGTTCGCCACAAGCGGCTGTTTATTACCCACACGGTTTAAGCACAAACTTAGATGGTACAAACGTAATGGTTCCAGCGTCACACATGGCATTGAGAACGATTGCATTTAACGACCAGGTGGCATTCCCATGGTTTGCACCAGCAGGCTTCCAAAGAGGTCTTGTAAGCAACGCAACAAGTGTTGGTTACTTAGATCCAGCAGAAGGTGAATTTACACCAGTTAGCCTAAACGAAGGTCAAAGAGATGCATACTATCTAAACAAAGTTAACCCAATTGCTTCATTCCCAGGAAGAGGAATTGCAGTATTTGGTCAGAAGACACTTAATGCTAGTGCAAGTGCATTAGATAGAGTTAATGTGTCTAGATTGGTAATCTACATCAGAGAATTACTTGATGATGCAGTGAAGCCATTCTTGTTTGAACCAAATGACTCTGTAACAAGAGGAAATGCAAAAGCAGTTGTTGACAAATTCTTAAGTGAATTAGTTACACAAAGAGGTTTGTATGACTTTGTAACAGTTTGTGATACATCAAACAATACACCTGCTAGAATTGACAGAAACGAATTGCACATTGATGTTGCTATTCAGCCTGTTAAAGCAGTTGAGTTTATTTACATACCAATTAGAATTCAAAACACTTTGGGTTCAACAGGCTAAGTTAGTATTTAGACTAAGTAAAAGGGCAGTTTTTACTGCCCTTTTTTTTATGTAACACTATTTTTAAATAGCAGTTGTTAATGATTTTTACCAAATTATGATAAATAAATACTATAAATTATAGTTCTTAGGAGAACATTATGGCAATTGGAGATCCAACAAAAAATAAATTCGGCGTACCTATAGCAGACGATAGTGCTACTGGTTCTGGCATTTTAATGCCGAAACTAAAGTATCGTTTTAGAGTGACGTTCCTGAATCAATTTGGCGGTGGTGCTGAAGCAAAAACATTGACCCAGAATGTGCAGAACGTGACTAGACCTGTTGTAACTTACGATGAAATTCTTGTTGAAAGTTAT